AGGGCAGGACGTACAACCTCCCCCCACACCCTGGGATTTTGCATGCCAAACTCATCGAATACACATAGATCAAGATAGATACCTCTCAAACTATCTGGATTCTCAGCAGACAACAGCATCAGCCTGCCACCATTCGGAAAGTCTACACGCAGTTCAGTCTCATTAAAACTTACGCCAGGGATCACAGACGCGTAATACTTCACATAATCCCAAGCAATACGCTTGGCCTGCGTAAAGGTAGGCGCAATAAACGCAACCCGTGGCCTGGGTAGCTCACAAGTCAGCGCATACTTTATCAGATGATTGACTGCCCAGACCGTCTTGCCAAAGCGGCGGTGCATCACAAGCACGTTCCAACGCTTCACGCTGGAGTGCATCTCAGCCTGTAACTCTCTTGGCTTGTAAGGAATCTTAACTTGCTGCATCGCTTTCCCAAACAATGCGCACCGTGCCGTCACTCACCTCTACACCAGCACGGTTCTTCGCATCACCATACTGATCCGGCATGACCTTGCCGACCTTCCAACGCACATGCAGGGCATAGTCCCTCAACACATTCGGATCATACTTTTTCTTACCAGCAAGCTGATCCTGATACATAACCTCTACATCCTCTAACGCCTTCTCAGCACTCTGCTGCTGCGCCGTCTTAATAAGATTACTTAAATCAGCATCCTCACCCATCCGCTGATACAGCACTGATCTACTAATCTTTGCCTGCTTACAAGCACTCACAAGACTGTGGCCGTCCATCACTAACGATGCAACTGCCTCTGCTTTGCTTGGGGTTAGCCTAGCCATGTCTCCTCCGGCTGTGTGTGGGTAATGGTCAAGTAATGTACATGCAAAGGTGCCGCGCGTCCTGGGGGTGATGCCTTAGATTTATGCCCCCCTATGCCTGCCATGCCGCATTGCAGCGCTGTCTTTGCGTCGCTGCATTGCCGCGCGTCACTGTCCTTGCTGGCTGTGTAGTGTGTGGCAAATCCCAGCCACAACCCAATCATTCGCTGTGCCGATCGGGTGCAATTGCTTGCCTTGCCATGTGCTGGAAATGCTTTGCTGTGCTGTGCCTTGCAAAGAATATTTCTGAAATATCATTTTTTCTGTTGACAGTATAGCCTGCCATTGGTAGGGGTGTATTTACTAGCAATCAACAAAGGATCAAACACCATGACACCAGAACAGCTCAAGGCAATGTCTGCATACGACCTGGCAATGGACGTATACCAGAAAACTATGTACGCAAAAAACAATCTTGGCGCGGATCATCTCGACCCTGCCGATGTTTTGGCGATGCTGCAATTCATCATTGAGACTGACAAAACCCCTACAGAATAAGGATCAAACCATGACACGCAATGAAGCAATAAAGGCAATCGTTCATCTTGAAACAACCGCCGAATATTATTGCGCTGAAGGCAGCAAGCGCCAGCGCGATTATTTGACTGACGCTTATGTGCTGCGAATGCAGCAACAGCCACCAGAGACGCGCAAGCTGTATGAATTGCAATCTGTTTTGCGTATGAGGGCCGAACGCGAGTTAAGAGAGCCTGACGCAATTTATATTGAGTAGGCCGAAACATAGCGCGACAATGCCGCGCTATGTCTGACCGGTGATGCCGGCACTGATGAGGCCCATCAGCAACCCATGACAGAAAAGGATCAGAGATCATGGCAAAGGTAAGAAACATTTTTGGACGCACTGGACGTCCCGTCGTCAATCAATTCATTATCACAACCGCTGATGGTGAGTATTTCCAAAGCTACGAAACAGTCATCGCGTTCCGGGAGATATCGGGCAAGGTCTGGCTTGACCGTGACCGCTGGGACTACAGCACCACCACCGGCAAATATCGCAATGGCTTTCTTGGTATGGACAAAGCCGCAACAGAGAAGGCAATCAAAGCCGGTGATATTGGATTGACTAACCTAAACCGTGACCCACAAGCGCCGATCTATGGCGGCATGATGGACTGATGGAGGCAGAGGAATGAACGATCTATGGTTCTGGCTGCGCGAGATATTCGCCACCATTCTATTCTTTCTGGCAATGGCGCTTGTGTGCGTCCTGATGGTTCTGGTTTTCCCAGACCCGACACTTTGGAGGTAAGACGATGATTGACACAAAAATGAACATGAACGATCAGGCTTATGCACTGATGCACTACCTGTCCACAATGGAGCCATACACGGCAGATTATCAGGACGGCAGATATCAGATTGAGATCAGGTGCAAGCCTTACATGAACTGCCGGGAACGTGGCTTTGTCTTAGAGATACGCAGAGGCATCGGGTGCGACCCTGTTTGCCTTGCCTTCTATGAACACCGCAACTGCGACGCACTGTGTTGCATAAGGTGGACGCCGACATTCCCGCGCGAGTGTTACAGCGCATCTGACATCCCAGAGGAAGTGTACCCAGACAAGTACACCACCACCCGCGACTGGCGTTATATGGACTTGCACGGCGCTGGTGAGTACGTCCTAGAGGTGATCGGAGAGGTATCACCCAGCACAAAGCAAGCAGCAGAGTGAAAGGCAGAGAAATGAACAAGGTAATAAACGAGCTTTGGGACGAGGTTTATAGTCACCCGCTATTCAGTGAAGACATAGCGCGGAAGATCAAGAAAGAGGTAAACGTTGGCGTGACCTTTGGCACAGACAAATTGACGCTCACCCGCAACTTGCTAATCCGCACTAAGGATTTCCTAGACATGATGCAGCGCATCGAAAGCAAGGATTGACGAAACAGAAAAGGCAGGGGGAAAGGATCAGCAAACCCCCTGCCTCACTAGCCAGAAAGGTATAGCATGACAGCAGAACAATTCAAAGCTGAAAGGCAGCGCCTTGGTCTATCACAGGGCGCAATGGCAAAGCGTATAGGTGTAAGCCTGCACGCTGTTTACTACTACGAAAGCGGCAAGCGAAAAGTGCCGGAACCTGTAGCACTGTTGCTGGATTCACAGCGCGTCTATGACAAGCTGGTAGCAGAGAAAGGATCAGGAAAATGTCTGACTTAGATAACCTGCAACGCTGGCACAATACCAAGCTTCGCAATCGTGACATAGATGAACGGATTGAATGGCTTGAATGGGGTTTGCGGCACTATTGGGTTTATCATCCCTGTGCCAGCAAATGCAGATTACATCAAAGGGATCATTGGCTAGACGAACTTGCCAAGTTGAAGGAGCGGCAAGGCAATGCAGAGAAAGGGTCAGAGGCATGAAGGCAACGACGTTTGGCAGACCGCGCACAGCTACAGGAGACTTGGCAGCAAAGATGCAAATAGGTGAGTCGGTGCTTTTCGACACAGACATAGAGGCGTTGCGCTTCAAAGACTGTGTGCGCTGGTATCACGGCAACCGCAGCGTCAGCATCAACAAGGTGCCCAGAATTGGCTGGCGAGTATTGCGCAAAAAGTAAAAGAGAGAGGGGCGAAAGCCCCTCTTAGTTTAGGGAGGAAAATCGTCTAGCAATGCTGCGCGGCAATGATCCTAAGCAATGCCTGCTATGCAATGCACTCAGCCATGCCTTTTTTTATATAAATAAAAGGAAAGCATGTAAGGCATTGCGCTGCTTACTAGGCAATGCGTTGCATGCTGCACGGCAAATGCTAAGAAGAAATCTTAAATATCATGGATCGTGTTGACTGGCAACCCCACCAAAATATTCCATTATTCATGTACTAGGGGGGGAATATTGGAATATCAGAAAGGGATGGCCTCGCGCACAATATAGAACCAAGTAGGCAGAGAAACGAGAACCGTTGCGTCACTACCAGTAAACTCAGGGTTTACGCTGGAAAGAAACAAACGGCAGGTTGGTTCTTGCCTATCATATTTTACGATCAGACAAGGCGACAGCCTGTGCAGGGCAGCAGAGTCCACAGCTTGCGCCCACATGGCGTCAGAGCCGCCCACAGGGCCTTTAGCGTAGCGTTTACACTCTATAGACCAGTGCGGGATCAAAATGTCGGCGCCGCCCTTCTCTTGATATTGAGAAAGATTGCGCCGCACGTTTTCATAACCGAGATGGTCTTTAATTTCGTTCACGCACCAGCGCTCAAACGCAGAGCCTTTGTTGCGTGACATGCGACTCACTTCAAAGCACCTTGCGCATCTGTGTCAGCCTCTTGGAAAAACTCAGGACGCTGTAGGTAAAACTCACCAGTACCATCACAGTCAGGGCAAAGATCAGGCACAACGTCACCCTCGTCCCAGATAGATGCTACACGCACCCAGCCAGAGCCGTTACATTCCTCGCATTTTTTGGGTAAAAAACTCATCCTGTACACTCCCCGCCATCTGCCTGACAAAAAAAACTCTCATCATCAAATACCCAGTCTGACTGACGCTCCACAAAGTCTGTAAACTGAGCTAAATCTCTGCCCTTACGAAAAGTAGCGCCGGTTTCCCGCTCCATCCTAATCCACCAGTCGGCCTTGTCCGGCATGGTCTTGGCAATGTGCGCCAGTATCTTCTCACTCTTGAGGAAGCACATATCACAGTTGCCCAAAGGAGTTGCGCCGTTGACGTTCTCAAGTTCTAAATCAAACGGCTGACTGTTCCAAAAGTCATGGATGTCGCGCTTGGTGACGCCAGCGTCAGCTAGTGGATACCAATACGACCAGCGGTCCTTGCTGTCTGTCTTTGCTCGATGCGCTTCATCAGCCCTAATACCGACGGCAGCTGACCAGCGTTTCCAGCCAAGTTGATTGGTCAGATACCGTTTCATAGTCAGCACTTTTAATTCTGTAGTGCAAAACCGTGTGACTGTATTTGGCAAATATTTCTTGCGGCGTACAAGCAATTCAAACGGTTCGCCAAACATTGAATGATCGTCCCAGCTTGCAAGACGATACGTTGCACGATTGTCAACGCAGTCATATTCCAGCCAGATAATAGACACTCCCCAACGCACAGCACATTCATTCACAAAGGCCAGCGTTTGTGGCATTTCCTTGCCAGTATTAGCAAACATGACTTGGCACCTGTCAGGCAGATCACCATTGGCCTCTAATATCTGATGCAGCATGAAGGCGCTGGTACGACCACCGCTAAAGCTAATCTGCACGTTGCCTTCAGGCAGATTGTAGGACAAAGCCATCATTGAAACTCAGACATTCTTTGTTGAAAGAAGTCATTTGGTTTTACCTCGCCATCTGTTGCTAGAAAAATACGCCGCATGGTTTCCGGTGACGGATACCTGCTGCCATCCAATATTCGGCAGATAGTGGCGCGTGACAAGTTACACCTGTAAGCAAACTTAGCCTGGCTGATCTTCTTTGCTTTTAGATACTCAGATAACGTCATTCTTTTTTTCTACATTGTTGTTGACACATAGTCAATTAGTATGCAAATACTGTTGACGAAAGACACGATAACACACGTTAAGGCATATTATGACACAGGAAACACCAGATTACAGAAAAGAGTTTGGCGCTGCACATGACAGCGCATCAGGCGCAACACAAGACAAGTGGGAGTTTGTTCTCAAGCTGTATTGCAGGCACTTGCAAGTGAAGATGCCAATGGCAGCGCGTCCTATGTGCGGCATCGTCGTGCAGGATGGCGCAAACAAAATACTGGGCCTCGACAAGTATCAGCCGCTGATTGGTCAGCAAGATGGCATGGAGCAAACCAAGGCCATTGCAGAGGCCATGCAGCGCTTCAACAAATACAAGCCA